TTTTCCAACAGCTTCGTTCGTACCAGCAGTAGGAGCAACAAAAGCTCCACCAGCACCAACAGCAACTTCATCGCCAACAGCGCCAGTCACAGCAACAGCACCCTTTACAACGAATTCATAATCTGTTCCAACGCCAACACGAGCGCGCTCTCCGCCTTTTACAGTAAGATCGTCGTTTCCTTGAACATTCAAGATAACTTTATCAACTATACCTTCAAATTCGGCAGATGTACCAGCAACGCGAATTTCTTTAGTTGCTTCATCGCGGTAAACAGCTGTTCCGAAAGGAATTGCAGCAGCTCCTTCAGGCATTCTGTATTCACCATGCTTAGTGACGTTTAAATCTTTACGGTAGTAAAATGATTTTGGATTAGTAGCCATATCACTTATTCCTCCTTATTAGTCAAGCTTTTCGATACCATCAAGGTATCCTTTGCCTTCAGTGTTTAAAGTTGTATCAGCAGAAAGGCCGGCAATTTCAGTCTTTTGTTCTGGCTTGTTCTTCTTGGCAGTTTCAAGTAGCAGACCAAATACTTCATCAGACATAGAAGCGAAAGTAGCCATCTTAGCTTCTTTTTCCTCATCGCTGTATTCAACGAATTGAGCCATTTCATTTAGGCGCTTAGTTGCAAGCTCCTTTTCAGCAGCATCTTTAGCAGCTTTTTCGAAATCGGAAACCTGAACTTTCAACTTATCAATTTGTGTATTAGCTGTTTCTAATGAATCCTTCAACGCTTTACTCGTGCTTTCAGCTTTATCAAGTTTGTCAGCCTTATCTTTAAGGCCAGCAACCTCGCCGCTAACTAGCAAATAAGCATCGGCGTTAGCCTCTTTAAGAATTTTCATTGCTTGTTCAAAAGTCACAACGGGTTCCTCCTTTTGTTGTTTTCGTTTGGCCACTTCTAATGAGTAGCTGTATGGATTAGCTGGATCATCGACCGCAGCAGAACCAATAAATTTGACACCCTTGAGAGTCCTTGTCGTACCTACAACCTCTTGGTCAGTAAACGATGCTTCCATCGAAAACTTCAAATCTCCAACAGCATGAAGATTAACCAATGTTTGTGCGATCTCCGGATACCGGATTTTCCAAACGCGAGCAGTCGTTTTAAGGTGAGTTATACCATCTTCTTCGAATACTTCAGAGGCAATATGCGTACCGATAATCTTGGCATCCCAACCGATCTTCGGAAAATCTTCGATGGAATGTCCAGTAGGTGAACCATCTTCCCACGATGGAACAATGATTAACGGGGTATTCTCGATGGTACTACCTTTCTCTTCTAACTCTTCTTTGGTAAAAAGAGCGCCATTTCCGTTAGGGACAGAAGAAGCGAGAATATAAGTAATATCAACGTGATCCTTTTCTTCAGCTAATTCGAATTTTGTGATGGTCGCCTTTTCGATCTTCTTGCCTGATTTGTTTGAAGCAAATTCAAATTGTCGCTTAAATCTCTTCACTCGATCTCTCCTCCTTTCTATTTATCAGTTGATGGCTTGGATTCCTGATTTGGTTTGTTAGGATTTCCATCCTCTTCAGGTCTTCCGCCTTCCTTACCCATCGTTGAACTCATTTGACGAGGCTTGATTTTATACAACTTGTTCTCTTCTTCTATTTCTCTTTGTTCATCTTCTAAGATGTAATTGTGCATTTCAGCATAAGTTTCAGTAGAAATAATTCTATCCAGATAAAGATCACGAAGAAGGGCATGTTGAATTTTTTCGTCATTTAAGTTGATTTTGCCAAGACCGACTCGCGGATTCTTTTCAGGATCTAGGCCGGCTTCTCTGGCAACGTCTTCGAACAACGTGGTTAGAGTATCAATGATTTCTTGACGGGCAGTTTCCATAGCTTGCTTTGCTGATGTCATACCAGCTGTCGCAGTAGCGTATGAACCTTCACCCGTAAAAATCGAAGGAGTGATTCCAAGTGATTGCAACAACATTTTCATAGGAACTTCATACTTATCCGGATTAAATACAGCGAGGTCAGGCTTGATAGCATCAGCCTTCAATGTGTGATTACCAACTAATCGCGAAGTGGATTTGAGGTTACGAACCTTCTCACTCAACGCTTTAAGTTGCTTATCTCCGGCTGGCCTATCTTTGTCTCCGAGAGTGAATATGATAAGGAATTCAACAACCTCTTTCATGGTTTGCTTCTCCATATCCATTAACTCTTCCATGTGCTGAATCGGTTCGAAGGTTGAAGTCAAGATCGTTTTACCGTATCTCGAATATCCTTCTCTGTCATTTGCACATTGATATGTCTGATCCATTGGCAGCACATATAAAGTGTGATCGAGAGATTTTGGATCTTTTTTCAAACCGTTAGGTATTGTTTCTGGTTCGCCTTCGATCTTAACTTTGGCAATTGGTCTGTCCATCCGATGCCCGTTAACTTCAACGTTTTTAGGAGACAACTGATGAACCCAAATTGTTTTGCCAGCTTGATCTTTTTCGCGAAACCAGAAGAAGTTTCCGGCTTTGTAGAAGTCCTGTGTTGATTGCCTCAAAACTTTATTCAGCTTGGTTTTCTTAATGAAGTTTTCAATGAACTTCTTATTTCGTTTAGTGCCGCCATCTAGTTTTATCTCTCCGGAAGTGAAAGTTACATAAACTCTTACTGCGCTCTTCACGATACCAACCTTATCAGCATAGAAATGAGCTAGTTCAACTATTTTCTTGTAATTACCTTGATAATTACTTAAAAGGTCGCTGGTTTCATAACCTTTGACCGTAATAGAAGAAGTTCGTTCGTATTCTTCACGATTCACGGAGCCTAGTTCACTAGAAAGAGGTTTGTAACCGCCGACAGCAAGTTCTTGTTCTTCCAAACTGTCTTCCTCCCCTCTTGGCTTTCCTACTTAAACATTAATACCGGATTAATATCAAAAAGCGCGATAAATTAGATAATGTCTAAGTAAAAGTCGTCTTCCTCTTCATTTCCGAGAGATTTTTCGAATTCATGGCACATATAAGAGAAAACTGTCCATCTATCTCGTTTGAGTTTTGACTTCTTCTCCTGTTCGAACTTGTAATACAGTCCATTAGGAACAGCTTTGATATTTGTGATCTCTTTCTTCAAGGCAATCATTTCAAGAAAAGCCATTTCTATTTCTGGCTCCTCATGTCGATCCTGAAGTACAGGGAAAGTAATTTTTCGTTGCTCGATCATACGCTTTGCAGCAAGACCTAGATTATGGTTCAACTCCGGAGCGTGCCTCATCATTTGAATAATCTTTAACCCGTTAGTATCTGGATCAGTATGATCCTTTGGCAAAAATGCCGGAATAACCTCGTCGGTTTCAGGATGGATATACTCCTTTGACAAATAACCCTTGATAGCCAAACCTAATTTCTCTCCATCCATCGTGAGCGAATCAAATCTGAAATTGACATAGTAATCTCTAATCTGCTTATGGATTTCTTCAAGCTCCATACCTTTCTTCGCCATCATTGATACAACTTTCGCTCGCCCTAAAGGATCGCGTTCTTCAATCAGGAATGTTGTATTATCGGCTGTATCTGCATCAGAGATCGAAAAGTCACAATATAGGTGATAACTTTTGTTTCTGTCACCAGCAAACATAGGTTCAAGTTGCTGATCCCAATTAACACGACGATCAAATAAAGATACAGGAATCCAAGTGCCGGTTCCTTCTGACTGGAATGTAGAGCCATACTCCATTTCGAAGTCGCCTTCAGTATTATCTCGCTTCGCTTTCTGGATCGCTTTCTCATCATACAATCCGTATTTCAGAGGCATTTTGTAATCAACAATCGCAACATAATAGTCCGGATCGTTTTTCTTAACACGGGATAAATAAGTTTGAGTCTTCCCGTAAAAGTGATTCCATGTGTAATATGCAGATGAGAAGATTACAACACGGTTAGAGCCGGAATCATCAGGATTGTTAGGATCAAAGGCACGCTTAACTGTTAACATCGGCTCAACAACAAGTTTTACAATTTGCTCGTCAATGGATGCGTACTCATCAATATAGATACAGTTATAACGCTGACCACGGATATTATTACCGCCATTATTTGCGCCAAACGGCAACGCCTGAATGAATGATCCATTTTTGAAATGAACAATACATTCTTGAGTACCACTGCTAGGAGGTTTGGTGCATTGAGATCTCACAACAGCAGAACGGTTGTAAACTTCTTCAACAAACTTCAAAAATAAGAACTTAGACTGACGATAAGAAGGGGCGATAACACCAATCCTCATTCTAGGGAACAATATTGCATTAAGAGCCATATCAATTGCAGCAAGATAAGACTTTCCGCTACCACGGGACATAACCCATAGAGGGAAAGGCTTCTGCCAACTGTTACGCAGAATCTCTTTCTGGTATGGCATTAGATTGATCTTTAATATGTCTTTGCACGCCTCGACGGGATGTTCGCGGTAGTACCACATAAAATCAATCAGGTCTATTTTAGATGAACGAATTCCTTTTCGAACGTCCCTGATATACGCCCTTCTATTTTTGTTGTTTGGCGAAGGCAAGTACGTCCCGACCATTCTACTCATCTAATTCACTCTCGCGATCCACAAAGTTTTCATCCCGTGTATTCTCATTCTTCGCTTCGATCATTGACCTATCTTCGTGAATTTTTTTGAAGTCAAATAACTC